TACGTTTATAGTGCCGTGTAAAAGAAAATTAGAGCCCACTCTAGTATAAAAATTAAAACTAGTTTTATCGGCAAACCTGTCGTGGAAAGTTCTGGAATCAACTTTAGTGTTCCAAACTATCCCTGCCCCTTTTCTCTGTATATAGATAAGTTCAATAAGATCACTGGGTGCCGCCATCTTCATTTCCGTACCTAGATTAGAAGGGTTAGTTACTATATCTGCTGCTGTAACTGTGAAATCTGCTGTTGTTTCTAAAGCAGGTATTCTGAGGCTACGATAAGCTTTATCCGCAGCAAAAGTAACAAACTTTTTAACTAAAGCATTACTTAAAATACTTGAATCTCTATCAGACCAGTCTCTTAAGTTGTTGAGGGTTTCCTCGTAGGTTGCCATTGCTATCCTCCTAAGTGCTAACCACCAGATATGGATACTCTTTTATGATTATGTTTTTAAATTTTTTCATTTCCCACTTGTCGCTTATAACTTCGGGGTCATGAATATTTATTCCATGATTAGTCATAACTTCTATTGCTACTACATCTGGTATAGAGGCAAATTTTCGGTAGTGAGTTTTCTTATTAAACCCAATATCTCTTTGTTCTTTAGCTTCTTTAAGGAAAGGATCTATATCTTGGGTGACACTCCACCCTCGCACTCCACCTTCAAACTCTATCTTACCCTCTACATCTCCGAGGTCTGTTGAATGTTTAAATCTTGCCATTTTATTAACTTCTCAATACTGTTGAAAATTCTCCGTGTCGAGTAATTTCTCCGACTTCGGCTTTATGGCCACTAGGCACAGCGACATAACTACCGCTGTTATCCGCTTTATAATGAGTTATAGCGTTAACACTAGTAGTAATTACTGAACTAAAAGACACGTACATAAACCCCCCATCAGTAACGTTAGCTACCGTACCACCGGAGTTATTAGTAATTTTTAATAACATTTTATTCTCCAAAAAAAGACCCCTGGGTTTTACCCCAGGGGTAGTTGTGAACATTAAGCTCCGTTAAGTCCTAGAATCATTGCAGAACCGGAAGGGTTAGAACACTCAAGAGTGCACTCTTCAACAATCATACCGACTGTTGAGTCACCTTTTTGGCCTACATCGACTTCTTTCAGAGGACGTAGTGTAGCTGATTTAAACCACTGTGGATCATAAACCAATATCATCAGATTAGCCATTGCGCCGTTCTGAACATTAGAAGCATGGTTACCTACTCTTAAAGAAGAGTTTTTAGCCAGACCCATAATGTAGTTTGGTTCAATCATAATATCACCAAAATCAGACATATACACGTCTACGGAAGCACGTAGCTTACCGCCTTCGTCTATATTTCTACGAACATTGCTGTTTGCAGCCTGAGCTTTAGAAGAGAAAACTCTCCTATTTTTAGGTGACATCATTGCACGGGTGGCTTTACCACCAGCTTCGTAAATGTTTTCCATTGCCTGATCTACGTAGGAAAGCTCTAGAGCAACCCTAGTATCTGTAGCAGCAGTTAAACCAATACGATGTGCCCCAGTACCATCAGTGCCTGCTCCTGTAGGGAGGGTTGAAGGTACTTGAAAAGTAGAACCAGTTGCAAGCACTGTGTTTGCAGCAGTATTCATCCAAGACATAACAGCGCCCATTTTACCTTTAGTGCCGGAAGCACCTGGTATAGCAATGTTAGTTGAATGAATCATATCTGATTCTACGTCACGACGAAGTTCAGTACCACGCTTTTTAAGCTGGTAAGCATACTCGTCTGCGACACCTGTTTGATCAACAGCACGCTTAGTTCCAGACACAGAAACAGTTTTACCGTTAATCTGTGTGTAGTTACCTAGACGTGTTCTGTTTCGGCTAGAGATAGTGTTACCTCCATCCGCTGCGTCTGTTGCTCCGTCAGGACCAACGTTATCAAAGTCAGCGCCCTGCTTCATTGTAGAATCAGCTGGTGCGTTTAACTCATCTGTTTGCCACTCATGGTATATACCTGTGGCTTTTGTTTTGCCGATAGACGACATAAACGGTGTTTCGGCGCGTGTAATCATACTAATAAAATTAGCTAGATCCTCATTCTCTGAGACTGCCGCTCCTGCAGTTCCGGAGTCAAAACGATTATCGCTTGCCCCTTGGGTTGCGTATGAACCTGATGCCATTGTTATCCTCCTAATGACTTAGTTGCGTATTGTTTCATGAAAGCATCTTGATCTTCTTTGGAAGCGTTTTCTTTCATTGCTCTGGCCTTAATCATCTGCTCACGATCCTGTCGGACTTTTTGTTCCGGGGCAGCTCGCTTCACAGGTGTCTTAAGTTTACGTACTTCTTTGCGTTTTACAGAACCTTTACTTACACCTTTTTTAAGTTGCTTATAATCATAAACAAACTTAACTATGGTAGGGTCTGTAATAACATTAAGTAATCGTTCTGGTAATCCTTCTTCTAAGGCAAACTCTCTCAACTCTTTTGCTACAGCTTCAGACCAGTCTGGAATAGTATTAATGATTTGTTCATTAAAATATTTCACATTTTCTTGAAATTGAGCTTGTTGATTAGTTTCTTGATGTTTCTTTACCTCAGTTAAAACAGCTTCTCTGTTGTTTCTGGCTTCCCAATAATTACGTTGTGCAACAGTACGTTGTTTAGTCAACTCACCTAACTCGTAGGTATCGTCTTCCGCCGTTGCTTTTTCAATCTTAGCTGTTAATTCTACATAAACCTGTTGTGCTTGCGCTTCGGTTTGATACAGACCAGCAGCTAACGCTGATCCTAGTTGATCAAGCTCAGTTAACTTCTTAGACTTTTCGTCCTCTAAAGCTTTCTTTGCTTCACCTAGTTCTCGACCTTGTTTAGACAAGTGCTGCTTGGTAGCAGAAGAAGCAATCCATTCTGATAAGGGTAAAGTAATATCTTCACCGTCTATCTTGTGGGTTACCATCACATCTTCTAAATCAGATAAGGCGTACGTCTCGGTTTCGGTAGACTTATCATCTCCACCTTCGGTATCTTTTTCTGATTTTTCTTCTGTGTCTTCTTCCTCAACATCGTCCTCGTTTTCTGCAACTTCAGTTTCTGGGGCAAGGTCTTCAACGATTTCCTCAGCTTCTGTAGTCGGGTTCTTTTCGGCCTCAGGTAGAGATTCTGGCACAATCCCTGCAGCTTGCGCTAACGGGGATCTACTTAGAATGTCATTGAGTTGTGCGTCTTCATCACCGCTGTTAACAATTACGTCATCCTGTGGGGTAGAGGTTTGTCGTTCAGCCATTAGTTATCTCCCTTTTTAGAAACGGGAGCTTTATTTGTTTTAGGTTTATCACCCTCAACAAAATCTCTTATTTTAAGCAGATCAGAAACTATCTGAGCGCTTACTCTAACTTTGAAGGACCCTGTGGGCCCTGCAAACTCAGTATTAAAAAAATAATCTAACGAGGTATTTATGTTCCCCATTATTGCTTCTCTATTTTCTTCTTTAATTAATCCCATTCTTATTCTCCTTTATAGTCTCCAAATTACTTCCATAAGTTTCAATTTGAAGCATCTTCTCTTTGATAGACCCGAGAGCCATTGCGCAGTGGTACAAGTGATCTCGCGACTTACTTTCGTGTGGTTCCGTATTTAACCATTGTACAAACAAATCAACGAGAATATCACCGTAAGCGTCAGTAAAAAATTCTTCTCGATGTTGTTTAGAGAACTTTGCATTAGCTAAAGCTAGTTGCGCTGCTCTGTCCGGATGTACTTTTCCGGTTAGCCTCTTCTCGGCTGCATCTTTATACTTGTTCATTTATCCCTCAACTGGAGTTACAACCGTAACTTCTTCCTGTTTATACTTTTTATTAAACTCTTCTAATTGTTTAGCAGCAATTTTAATCTCTTCTAATCTTAGCATTTCTTTATATTCCTCGTGGGAAAAAGCTACGTCATCGGTCATCTACTTACTCCTGGGGTTGACCCATAGCAGGGCTTGCAACTCTAGACTGGGAGGGCCCTGGAGCTGCAGGCGCTGCAGGTTTAGTTGAAAGCCCCTCCAGTATTTCTTTGGAGGTAGCCATTAACTGTTGGAAGTCAGGAGCCTCTGGAACCTCGACTTCATCTTTATTAGCTTTCATTCCCATGTCCGCCCACTTCTGGAAGTGAGTGTCTATAGCAATAGCCAGTTGTCTTGCGTTATCTTGATAAGCGTTATCGGCCTGAATGTCTGTGTAGCGTACGTTAGCCTCTGCCTGAGCCTGTTCTGATTTAGCTTTAGCTTCTGCTATAGCTTTCATTTTAGCGGCGTCTTCTTCTTTTTGTTTTAACTGTTTTTGAGCCTTTTGTAGAAACTCTTCGGTCTCGTGATCTTCTAAGTAATCCGAAGGATTCAAATCCAGGGACGTTAATAGTTGATTTGCAATAGTAGCATAAGCATCTACTTTCATCAAAGAACCCGCGCCTGCCTGATTTAACAGTGGTATTAGTTCTTTGGCTAACATCTGTAACTTGTCACGTTTATTAGCGTTGGAGTTTTCTCCAAGATCTACATCAACCTCTAGCTCTAAACTTTTAGGGAGTGCTTTAATGTCTACATCAAGTGCACCGTACTTAGGGTCTTGAACAGTCATTTTATCTAGGTTAGCTTTCATAGTACTGTAGACACCTTCAGCCAAGCGTTTAAAGCCTGTTTCAGCGAAGCGCCTTACTATGTGTTGAACTCTTTTCTGAGAAGCATTCATTACTTGAGCTAGTTTAACCTCAGAGTTACCTGAAACATAAAGTTCATCCTGTAAACCTTGGGCTGCTTTAGACATACCCGTGGCTTGCTCTTTATGAGTTTGTAAGTACTCTAGTATAGGCACAGTACCAGTAGAAATTTGTTCTGGGGGCAAGGCAGCAACTGCTGTTGCAGGATTACCGTTAGTAGGAATAAGGTCTTTAGGTTTCATATTTTGTAGTGCACTGAAGTCTACTACGTTAGGATCAGCTAACTTAGGACTGTAGTTAGTGAGGTAAGTATTTTCAACAAAACCCCTTAGTATGGCTGTGGCCGCAAGAGTAGAACTTCTTGTCATGTCCGCCACACTTAAACCATAGAACTCGTAAGGTACTTCAAAAGGGCAAATAGAACAAAGAGGAACCGACTTAGCATCTTCTTCGTACAGGATAACTGTTCCTGCCACAATAAAGTGTTTTAACTCTGCGATACCATCGCCATCCCTGTCTACTTTGACCCAACACTCTGTTACATCAACAGTAGAGTTAGCTTCCAAGCCTACGTCTTCCCCATCGTAATAAGTTAGACCTACTACTTCTTTTCTTACTGCAGGCTCTATTTGGTAAGAGCTTTTTCCACTACTACTATAGCCTGCTAAGTTATCCCAGTCGTCTATAGTATCAGAAATCTCAGGCCACTCTTTTCTTATCTCTGATCTGGTCATCTCTACTTGTATACCAACAAACTGAGCGTCTTCAATACTTGTGGCGTCCCGTGTTATCCTGAAGTTTTCAGGGGGCACATTTTCTATTTTAACTCTTGAGTTATTTATAGTGCGCTTAAGTCTTACGTTAGTATAATTTCCTAACACATCACCTGCTAGCTCTCCCACTAACTCTATCTCAGGATCGGCTAACTTAAGGTCTAGGGCTTGTTCGGTTATAGTATCAAACTCTTCAAACTCATGGTTATAGTCTTCCATAAAGTCCCAGCGAAGTATAGCATTCTTCCAGAGCAAAGAGCTCTTAACCCAGGTGTTTAGCAGTTCCCAGCCTTTATTCTTTTTAAAAATACAATAGTTAGTAAGGTCTGAGGCTTCTTGGGCCGCCTTAATATCTTTAGGGGAACCTGAGTAAGGAAGGAATCTGGCTATTTTATTATTGTTAAACATAAGCTCGGAGATAATGGCCAGGTAAGCTTCAACTGTTTCTGTTGTGTCGGTAGCAACAATAGAAGACACACCATTAGGTGTTAGGTGATGTTTGGCAAGACCAGCATACTCATAGGTAGACTTTTGTCTTTCTTCTGCCATATCAGAAGAGTTTAACCAATCTCCTGCGGAGTTAGTTATTCCCTGTTCGATAAGCGCAATAGTTAGCTCGTCACTGACGGCTTCTTTATAACCACTCATACTCATGTTTCAATCCTTCTGTTGGACCACTCAGGGCACCCTAATTTTAGTCAAGACAATTACACTCTTCATTACACTTTTTATTTAATATAGCGCAGTAAAGTCTTTTTAAATATCTTCTCATTTTTTCTCCCTATTTTATTATTGTTAAATATGGCGTGTTAAGTATATGCCCGGTGATACCGCCTCGGGGACACCGGGAACCCCTTGCAACAAGGAAAGGAGAGAAAGTTTGTCGCAGGCGAACTCTATTTTAATTCAAATCTTTCAATTATCTTTTGATTCTTTTTTGCTTCTTTAATTTCTTCAGGTGGTCTCATGTCTCTTGACTTATCTGTCTCATACCGTAGTTCTGAGGCTTTTACTGTAGGATCCCATACTTTACCATTCTTCTTCTTCACGCCTTTAGGTGCCTGCCAAAGTGACATTAGTGTACTCCCTTTTCTACTGTTTCTTTTTCCAAATTAAGTAACTCTTCAAGCTCTGAATCGCTAAGCTCAGTAACATCCATAACGGTAGAATGAACCTCCTGACGTGTAAGCTTGGGGGTCTCATACTCTGCAACTTGCGCAGCAAGAGCAGCAGCAGTTCTTGTATCACCCTTAACAATAGCGTCTCCCATAATTAATTTCATTACGTCCAGACCTTTAAGATCTAGGGCAGCCATTTCATCGCCCCTCTTCTTAAATTCTTTCAGGAGTCTTTCTGCATCTTCACGGGCCTCATTATTTTTCTTCCTTGAAGCAGCAGAGTTTAACTGTAACTCCCGGGCCATTTCAGTAGAGTCTATTATGTTAAGATTCTTACCCCCCGGGTGTTTAGCGGCTTTTATTCTTGCTTCTGCTAACTTCTTTTTAAGCTCACTCATAACCATACCTCCTCTTTCTCTTTTACAAAGTGTCTATCTCTCCAGGATATTCTGTCATTAGTTAGTTTATCTAGGTGAGTACGTCTGGCTTCCCAAGCTATTCCCAGCGCCATTATTAGGTCATCGTGGTGACCTGGTAAAGCCCCTGTCTGTCCGTTATCATTAGACACATAAACTTTAAGCTCATCTATTAAGTTCTTTGAGGGAATCCAAATATCATCCTCGTCTATAGCCCGTTTAAGGTAACCAATTACCATAGGCTTAGTGCCCGTAGTCATTCTAAACCCTGGTTTTAACCCGGCCTCATCGTTCATGGCGGTCATTCGTTTTGTTTGGTAATAGAGATTGACATACCCCATTTGTTGTAGTCTTGTGATAGTGGCAATTCCCATAGAATTGCTTTCCACTGCCATAAGGGCATTGTTGTAATACCTACCCAGATAAAATAGTATATCACCGAAATTAGATGGGTCAATAGTGTTGTCTCTGTAGGTTGCACAAACATTTCCTTCCACATCAAGTACTACCGCAGTACTATAATCTTGGCCTACCCCCAGTGCTACGTCTGCCCCAATGATAAACTTAGAGTCAAACCCAGGAACCTGCCATACCTCGAGTGGGCCCCGGCGAGATTCTTCAAAGAACCCTGTTGTGTCATCGAAGTTCCTTACGGACTTGGGTGTCACTGGAATAAGCTTCCCTACTTGTTCTTGATTGAATACGCTAGAGCCCGAGACTAAGAAAGCCTCTTCTGCCGTGGCGGGATACTCTTGTCTGAACTTATCTTCTCCACTCTCAGCTATTTTAAGCCTTCTCCAGTAAAGTTGTTCATCTGTCAAGTCATAGTTTTCTTTATAGTCTTCTTCATCCACAGTAAGTTCAAAGCCTTTGGGAAGAGATCTTACATACTCTTCAGTGGCGAACCACGGGATAAAGATAGCTATATACTCGTTATTACCTTCTTCAGCGTCTCTGAATAACCTGAAGAACTCTCCACTAGCACCATTGGCTGTAGACTCAAGGATTACTTCAGTACCATCGGCCTGGGAAATCCCTTGGAAGAGCCCTGCAAGGATTTCTTTGTCGAAGTTCCAGAACGCAATTTCGGAGAGGTGGGCAATAGTGGGTGTCGTGCCCCTTCCGGCTTCCTTGGCCCCGGCTGTGTACAGGCGATAACCTGAATTATTGTGAGCAAACTTAATTTCTTTAGCATTGGATCTATATGTCTCCGGTTTACTCTCTCCCATCCTGTCTATAATATTTTTAGACATGTCGAAGAGGGCGTCTGAAGTAGCACTGTCGTGAGCCATAACCACCGAACGTGTGTTAGGTACGAAGAAGGTTTTCCAAAACACCCGGGCAGAACAATAAGTTGATATTCCTTGTTGTCTCGCTTTTAAAATTACCGCCCGGACTTTCCCAGTTTCTTCCCTCTGTTTTTCGAGGGCCCTATCAATTATTTTTTGTGAGGCGTTAAACTTGAAGGGAACGAAGCCTTTAGAAGGGTCTTTAGTAATTATTTTTATCTCATCCCTGGCGAACAACTCAAAGTTTTCCTCTTGTTTTTTTAGGGCTTCTCTTCTTGATTTTTCCCTGAGAATTTTCAACTTCTGGCGTTGATCCATCGCAAGCACCCCCCGGACATCTTCTGATTTTCTATAGGGGATCTATACTTTATTGGGGTTAGGGGTTGTCAGGGTTTTAAAGGTACTCTCTGTCTGTGTGTAAAAAGATGTGTGTTGGTTTTGGGGTACCCCTTTTCTTTTCCGGGGTCCCCCCTTTCCCGCCCGTGGCGCCCGGTTGGCGTTGGGCCTTCCCTTTTGGGGGCCGGCGGTTTTGCCCTCCGCTCGTAGGCTGGTTTTCTGGCCCGTGTCCCCCGCTTCTGTTCCGTGGCGCCCGGTTGGCGCTTTGCTCCCCTTGCCTGGCCGGCTCGGGGGGCCCGGTGGCTCGCTCCTGTTCGGGGCGGTCTTCCGGGTCTTTGTGGCCTGTCCCGTCTGCGCGCTTGGGGTTCGCGTGCGCTCTTTGGGGGTGTCCTTATGGTCCTTTCTGTTCTTCCTTCTTCCGTTGCCCCGGTTGTTTCTTCCGTGGCTTCTTCTCCTCTTGCTGGCTTTGTTCCGGCTTCCTTTGCGGTGGCTCCTGGCTCCGCTCCGGTGCCTGCCTCTGCCTTCGTTCCCGTCTGCTCTGGCGGTGCCGTGGTTCTCTCGGGCGTTGCTCTCTTCCGTTCTTCGGGTGGTGCTCCGTCTCTTCGGGTTTCCTGGTCCTGTCCTGTCTCCGGTCTCTCTGGTTCGCTTGTGGCTCGTGCTGCTGGCTTCCCTGGTGGGGTCGGTGGTGCTGCTTCGGGGGACTTCTTGGCTGCTGTCCGTCGTGCCTGTTTCTCTGGTGTTCCGGTGTTCGTGGCTGGCGCTTCTGG